ATGGCGAAAAATAAAAGAAATACTGAAGAAGAAAGCAATGTATGTGTGCCGGTAACAATAAAAATGCTGTTAGATCAGTATATCAAAATATTACAGAAGATATATGGAAGTCATTTAAAGACAGTAATTCTATATGGATCCTATGCAAGAGGAGATTATAAGGTAGATTCTGATATCGATATAATGATTCTCCTGGACTTGTCAGACATGGATATTAAACAGTATCGTCATGAGCTGTCAGGAGAAACTTTTGACTTCAACATGGACCATGACCTTGACATTAAACCGATAGCAAAAAGTCAGCAGCACTTCCAGAACTGGGTTGATGTATACCCGTTTTACGCGAACGTGAAAAGAGAAGGGATAAAATTATTTGATGTCTTTTAATGCAAAAAAATGATAGAGGTTAGAACTGTTAAAAGTTCTGACCTTTTTTATGAAGATATGCCTTTGATTTGTCGAAAAATGTCAAATTGTAATCTATTGTGTTATAACAGAATTGGAAGTATGATGAAAGAAAAACGAGAGGAGAAATAGGAATGGAGGATAATATTAGGACAGAGGTAATTAATGCTATTATTGATGGACAGAGTGATTATGCAGGCGAATTAATTGAGGCACATAAACCGGAATATTTATATAAATATCGTTCTGGTAAAGAATATGATTTTGATACATTAGAAAAGAAATCTGTATGGATTTCAAGAGCGACAGTAATGGATGATGACGAAGATGGCCGCCTTTATGTATCAGATGAATTTAAAAGACTGTTTGAAATTGCTAAAAAAGAAAATCCCAAATTTAATAATACTAAATATGATAGAGCTGTTTATGGTATAAGCGATGAATCTAAAGAAAAAGTTTTCATTAGTTCATTTTCCGAATTGAGTAATGATAAAGATATGTGGGAAAGATATGCAAATAAAAATACAGGATTTTGTTTGGAATATAAGTTTGATGATGTGGCTTCTGTAAAGGGGTATCCAGCACTTAAATGCTGGCCAATTAGCTATGAAAAGAAAGAACCGTTGGGTGTACAGGAACTTTTAAATAACAATAATTCCGTTTTTTCAACTTTGTATAAGAAGAATATTGTTGGAAATTTGGGGGAAAAATGGATAGAACAACGGGAATGGCGTTGGTCATGCTTTGAAGACAGCTTGGGAGCGCTGGATACAGAAAATGGAAAAAATATTGAGGTGCCTATTCCGACCAGAATATTAATTGGCAAAAATATGCCAGATGATAAACTGAAAAAAATGAAGAATATTGCGAGCAATTTAAAAATTGAATTGGTTTATATGAAATAAAATTGTTAAATTTGCGTAGACATCCTTCAAGAAATCTTTCTTTGTCTTTTCCAATACAAAATAGAATATCAAATATGCAATAAAGCACTCAATGCCTTATGACATGATGCCTCTTAAGTAGACGAGGGTAAATAACCGGATCTACTTAAGGGGAATCAGGAGAGGTATTGGGTGCTTTTTTGTTTGAAATATTCTCTGTTTCAAGGAATGTTGCTTTTAAATCGTAAAATTTAGCTCGATATTTTTCTACATTGAGATTAGACATATATATTTGCAATTCATCAAGAGATTTAAGAATCGCAGATAAAGAATTTAAATCTTTGATTGTATTACGCCCATGTTTTTCTTTACCAGTAAGGAGTGCATGATAACAATAACTATTTGAAATATTAGTATTACAAGAGGTTGCATATTGTCTGATTTGATCTAATAGTAAATTACCGTTTTCAGTTGTTATAAGGTAATCCAATATTATATTCCAGTCAGTGGCAATCTCTCTATATGTGGAATTTTCTTTTCTAATTTGATACATATTTAATATGCTTAATTTTTGAAAAGCATCAGGAGAGAGCGCATAAGTTTTATCTATATATGCCTGAAAATGAGTATCAGATTGTAGTCTACCCAATAAAAAGTCTACATCACAGTCGAGAATTGTTGATAAGTTAATTAGTTCTAATGTTTTGGGTAAGGTGTTTTTTTCCCAAGATCTGTATGTTTTAAGAGTTACATCAAGTATATCTGCCAATTGTCTTTGTGTATATCCTTTTTCTTTACGTTTCTTTTTCAGATTTTTAGTAAATGTGTTTATTACATCTTCATGCTCAATTATAGGTATATTATTACTTATTTTCATTCAATATTCCTCCAACAATGAGTAGTAAATAGGTAATTGTTTACCTATATCATATCAGATACAATTAGACTTGTAAATAGCAAACAGTTAATAAGACGAAGTGAATACGAGGTGAAAGCATGATAAAAACAAACGAACACAATGTATCATTTAATGATTTAACAGTCGATACCGCAGGGCTTCAGGCATTAACGCACGCAGGTATTAAAACTGCAACAGAAATTGGAGTGGCAGCAGGAGCAAAGATTTATGTAGGAAGACGCGTTTTATGGAATGTAGCAAAAATCAGAAAATATCTGGACGAAATCTCTGAGTAAGGCGGTGATTCTATGGGAGTATATGAAAACCTGCTGCCGGGGAAAGAAAACGCACTGACACCAGAGTACCTTACT